CTCATGGCTATTCAGAATATGCTTAATGATCGACAAAAGTTTGATGATAAAGTATCAGATGAGAATACTAAAGATAAAAAAGCAGAAGCTATAGCGGCAGTTTCAAGGGCATCGCATCCGGTACAACCACAACAAGTTGAAAACCAAGCACCGACTATGCTATAGATTAGATAATAGCTCTATGGTAGAGGTATTAATGAAACCTTGTGAATCTTTATGATTCGCAGTTCCACAGAAAGGAGCCATAATGGCAACAAAAAGATACTACGAAGAAGACAAAAGAATGCATAAGTCTTCCCGTAAACCAGATAATGAATATCTGATGGAAAAAGATGATGCAGGTATGATCCATAGTGATTACACCAAGATGGCTAATCTTCCTCAGGATGTCATGATGAAACCATACCCTAAATGTCCTGCTTATATGGATTGGGAAATGGAAGACAATATCAAAGGTATTGATAGACAACTTGAAAATGACAACGCACGAAGACGATCTGGATTTGATCCCCATAAATATTAGGAGATCTTTTTATGCCTACGCAAATAAGACCAAAAGGTATTGGCAAAGATATAGCGTTCTCTATTTTAGGTATACCGCAGAATATGTTGTATAAAAAAACTAAAAAAGAAAAAGAGCGAGACGATCAGATCTTTTTGCGGCAAAGCACTACAAGTTCTAGAATATTTTAGGCTTTATTTTTCATAAAAAGCCTTTATCCCTAAAAAGATAGAGGCTTTTTATAAAATAGGAGACTCCTGAATGGCTTCTAAAGAAAAAATTACGGTAGCTAAGGGTATAAAAGTTGCCCATGGCAAAGAAGAGAAAATGCGAGAGAAAAAAGGTTCATCTAATACAGGAAAATATAAAACAGTCTCACCTAAGGAATTTGCGGGATCTTCTGGTGGCTCTTCTCGTTATTCTTTTCCTATTAATACTCTTGCAAGAGCTAGGAATGCCTTAGCAAGAGCTCATCTTGCTCCAAATCCAGAAGGCATTAGAGCAAAGGTTTATAGAATGTATCCAGAGTTGAAGAAAAATCATGAAAAAAGATATAAAAGTAAGGAATAATCATGAATGCAAAAAAATGTTCTAAATGCAAATCAGAAATGTGCCGTTGTAAAAAGGGTTAATATGCCTAGATTAAATAAGAATGCTTCCAAAAAGAAGAAACGTAAGGTCATGAAACAAGAAATGGATCTATTTAAGTCTGGCGAATTACATTCTGGATCAAAACATGGCCCAATAGTAAGTAATCCAAAGCAGGCCATTGCGATAGGTCTCTCAGTTAGTGGACAATCAAAGAAGAAACGCAAGAAGAAAAAATAACATTGGCTTCATTACCCATTAGGTACCTACTTACTGTTGTTCTTTTCTAGGTAGGTACCTAAAATTAAAGGCTTATATGAACGATAAAAAAACCGTTGGTAAAATATATACGGAAATTCAGAACAAGCCATCTGATAAAGCAAATGTATTTGAATTTACTTCAGCTATTGGCAATGACTTAATGCCAAAACTTATAGCTCTCGTAGAACGAGACCGTAAAAATACTACCAATGACTTCTTTGTAGAAGTTTGTTTTAGAATGAATGCTCTTATGCCTGGTGTTCCTGAGTTCTATCTGATTTCAAGGCATACCTGCCCGACTCCTTTTCCAGATCGAGCTGCATTTCACTATGATATGAAAAAACAAGATCTATTCTTTCTTTGGCATGTCCCTTCTTTACAAGAATGTGATTATTATATAAATAATATGTTAACATTGCGTGAAGATGAAAAAGAAGCTCTCCATAATGTATTAGATTATAGAAATGGCACTCTATTACGATTAGCTAAGAAATTAAATGGGGAAGTTAATGACTATGAATTAACTTTCTTTAGAAAGGACAGTAATGGGGAAGAAGGAAAAATTATTTCCTGACGGGAAAATAAATATAACCTTTGAAAAACATCGTAAATATTCTACTGAGGTTCCTGATATAAGTGTAACTATTGATGAAAATGGTGGTTCAAACGTTACTATAAATACTGAAAAAGCTTATTATGCTCTCGCTAGACAATGCCTGGAAGATAATCCTCCTAAGTTCAATATAGAAAATAAACCTAAATTGCCTGAATTTATACTAAAAAATTATTATGAGGAAAAGGACAAGTAATGGCAACGACCTTAAACCAATTATATCCTGATGCGGTTTATCCTGATAAAATTAATGCTTCACAAAATCAGGCACCTGAAGTCAATGATGGATCTAAAAAATTTTCTGTTCATCCATTTTTAAGTTCGGAATTCACTCCTACGAATCAGGTGACTTCGTCAGAAGATGTTATTGAGCAACAGACAAGTACTGCGAAGTCACCTGACACAGAAGAACCTTCTCTAGAGTCACATCAAGAACATAATGTTGAACAACAACGAGAAGAAGAAGTACCAAATAATAAAGAACAAGAATCTAAAGATTGGTATCAAATAAGAGCAAAGTCTGAAGAAGCTAAGCAGGCAAAAAGAGAAGCTGAAGCACTAGCGAGAGAACGAGATTTTTACCGAGAGCAAGCTCTTAAGTCACAACGACAGCCAGAAGTTCAGGAAGATTATAGAACCGATACTGAAAAGCATTTATATCAACAAATGGAAGAATTGAGAAATCAAATTGCACGCACTTCTCAAGAAACAGAAAAAGCAAAGAGACAGGCAGCAATAGCCTATGCCGAACAAAGATTGATTCAAGATTATCCAGATATAAAACAGGTAGTTAGTGAAGAGAATATTCATAAGCTAGAGATCGAATATCCACACCTTTATAGGGCTGTTATATCATCGAACGATGTATATGAAGTTGGGTCCGCCGCGTATGAATTGATATGTGCCAAAGGTATAGCTCAACCTAAAAAGAATACACTCCAAAAAATAGCGCAGACTAGTAATCCTAATAAGGATAGGCCTCGATCAGCATCAACAATATCTCCTCAATCCGGTCCAACTCCTCTCCATAAAGCTGGAACTTCAATGGGGAACTCTATATCTTCCGACGAAGAGAAGAAAGCTCTTTGGCAGGAAATGGTTAATTGTTCAAGAAGTAAGTCAGTGTTTGTGTGATTATATTACATTCTATAATAACTTCTTGCCTATACCTTGTTGACTATCTGAAGGTCGTTGATCAATAGATCCTTGAGAATCTAGAAACTCTTTGATGAGAGACTGAACAACATTAGATATGGTTTCTCCTGGTTTCCAGTACACGTAATTTCTTAATGCTTCTGCGGTATCGAAATCAATAATTGTGCTTAAGGAAGTTCTTTTTCTTTTCATGATAACTCTCTCATAAATGGGCCCATTTTCAGGCATCTGTTTTTTAATATCAGGCATGGCACGAACAAAATTCGATTCCTCACCTGCGAGTAATTTTTTATTGAATGAAGTTTTTTTTATATAGGGCAACTTACGAGTCGTGGTAATTTTCATATATTTCCTTAATGGGCCCATTTTACTTAAATTTCTACTCTTTTAACGTCCTTATTTTTTACTTTCTGGTGGCCACAAAACTGGCTTTTCTTTAGTAACCATTAAGGCTCCTTAAATGTTAAAATATTATATAACTATCTACAGTTTAACATACTTTAATTACATGAACAACATGAAATACAAGTATATCGTGATTGATCTTAAATTTATTTCTTTATAGTATCCCCTTGAGTTGTAAAGGGTAGGCGTCACTCACTACCAAAAATCGGGGTTGTAAATTGAGGGCTCACCCCGCCTAATCAGGTTGTAAATTTCAAGTCTCACCGAGCTTGGGCGAGTTGTAAAAGGTAGCAGTCACTCCCTACCGAAATTGGGGTTGCAAATCGAGGGCTCACCCCGCCTAATCAGGTTGTAAGTTATGAGTCTCACCGAGCTCGTTGTATTATCGTTTAGTTCTTTTTCACCTTAATGGTGTTCAAGGAAATATATGGCAATTACTACGACAGGTACGCTGCCCCCTCCAATACAAGCTTCATTCAATAAAAAATTACTCGCAGTTCCCGTACCTAACTTTATTTATGCCATTCCTGCTATGAAGAAAGAGATGAGCAGAAATGGTGGTACTACTGAAAGATGGCGTCGATATAATCCATTGCAACCAGCATTGGTTCCTTTGGGAAATAGCGGTATAACGCCACCTCCTCAAAATCTAACGGCAGTCGATATAGATGCTAAGATGAGTTTTTACGGTAATGGTGCCGTAACAGTTTATTGCTAAAGACCTACGTTGCAATAAACGAGCAGGTTGTAAAAGATCTTTGAAATTCCTGGCTTTGTAAGCAGTTGGCCTGCTTTAAATCCGCTCTGATTGACTTGGAAGCCCTAACGTAAAGACGAGGGTGACAAGGCGCAAGGGTCGTAAGATGACTAGCGTGAGAGACTGAGGCGAGTGGAATCCATTAGGATAAGCGACAGTCCGATCTCTATAGAAAATATAGAGAGAGAGGAATAACAAGACTCTCCTCCAAATAGAAATTATTTGGTCATAAAAAGTAACAGAATAATGCACTTTACAAAACCAGGATCCAGTTCTTAATGAATGTGCGATTCGTCTTGGTGTATCTTTGCGTCAAACAGAAGATATGCTCACCTCGAATATGCTCGCATCTACTGCTTCATTCTTAAATTGCATAGGTGGATTTAATGGAGACGTCCCTACAGAAATGACAGCCTTCGATGTTGGTTCGGCTGTTTCCATTCTATTAGGTGCAAATGCCTATACCATCATGGATCAAATAGGTGGTGAGGATAAGTTTGGCACTGGTCCAGTTCGTCGTGCTTACTTCGGACTTACCCATACTTCTATGACGGGCCCTCAAGGACTAGACAATGTTGCTGGATTTATCAACGTTGCCAACTATCCAAACAATAGAAACACCTTAGATAGTGAATGGGGTTCCATTGCTAACGTACGATTCTTGATTTCAAGTATATCGCCTACTGTTACTAATGGTTCTTCGATGGGCAATACCGTCTACAATAATTTTATCGTCGGCATGGAATCTTACGGAATAGTTCATCAGGATGGCTATACAAGCACTATGGTGTATTTACCACCGGTGTTTTCAGGTCCTCTTGCCCAGAATGTAACATTAGGTTGGAAGTCAGCGATGGTCCCTCGCATATTTAATGACCAATGGTTGTTGAATTTGCGTTGCACATTAGCTAGCGCTTAAGGAGGAATAATGGACGGAACTATATTAGGTCAAGGTACATTTAATTCTTTCTACACGGGTGCAAATCCAAATCCAGGTAATGCTGAAGTTCAAGCAGGTAATCAAGTTATTATTCCGATTCCTTCTGCAGCTGATTGGGTAAGGGTTGTAAACTTTACTAAAAAAGGCGCTGATGGTGATGACACAGCATATTTCCAAGGCACTGCAAACGCGGTTATAGGAACAGAGTTTTATTGGCAACGAGGAATGGCTCCTGGTACCGCTACTGTTAACTATTATGAAAATGGATCAACAGCAGTATATGGTGATACGTTACTTACGGGTGGATTTACCATATATGATCCAAGTGGATTACAAACAGGATCACAACCATTATTGGGTAATCCCGTAGCCACTACCGCTACTACGAATGCAGTTAGACCAGTGGTAAGTACTGCTAGTACAGCGGGCCTTACTGTGGGTTCTGTCGTTCGTTTAACGAGCACCGCTCAAACTGATGTGAATGGGGTTGATTTTGTAGTTGGCGCTGTAGTTGCTAATACTAGCTTCACATTGCTTACCGCAACTAACCCATTGGCAAATGTTCCTGGTGTTGTTGGCGGGGCTGGTTTCTATCAAATAGTCTATAACCCACCATTATATTATCCTGCTCGTAAGGCTATTGTTGAGATTACACAAGCTACCAATGCTCAAGTATCTACTTCTATTGAACATTCATTAACAACTGGCCAATCTATTAGATTTAGAATACCCGCAACATCGGGCATGGTTCAATTGAATCCGACCCCTCAGAATAATTATATGTATTCTACGGTGTTGAGTGTTATAGATCCTTATAACTTCACGATAGATACTAACACTACATCGTTTACTGCATTTACATGGCCAACTGTTGCACAAGAGCCAACATCGGTTCCTACATATGAACCTATTGGTCAAAATACGGCTACCACGAATAATCCTCCTCTTGGTCTCAACATAATTACCCAACCTTTGTATCAAGGCTTACCAATATATGCAACCAATAACGGTGTTTTTGCTGATGCAACCGTTAATACTGGTTACTACGGCATGATCCTTGGTTCTGGTGGTGATGGAAGCGCCCTGACTACTCCTATTATAGGACCCGCAGGAACGGTTTCATTCAGCGCAGCTAATGTTATAACAGCAGTGGATACTGTCTACTGGGTTTCAGGAAAAGCTAGTTTTGGCGGATTGTAACAATTGTTAAGATAGGTAGAGGATACAGATCCTCTACCTCCTTTATATTACGGAGACAAAAATGAATACACACGGATTAGATTTAAAGAATATACCTACTGGTGTTGAAA